TGCTCTTGAAAATCCAGAGTTGGTCGTTCTCAATCTTGGTGATTGCCGTATTGAACGTCTCATCCTCTAAGAGTTCCTGTGCCTTGCGGCCAGCGCGAATTACTTGATCTGTCATGCCATTCCAGGTTGGTTGATGGTTGCCTCTCGATTCATGCTGGTTGCAGCTTGAATCTCAGCGTTGCTAATCTGTGCGTTGTACTTTAACTCAATTTCGTATTTCTTTAGTAGTCCATCTTGCGCTAATTGATCGCGTCGGAAGTCATCGTCGCGAATCATCTGCTCGCGCTTGAGTTCCAACTCTGCTGCCTTCTTCTGGATGTCGGCCTCAATGGACTTGGCCTGGACCTCGGCCAGCACTTCCTCGGGTGTCGGCTTGGGAGGTGGAGGCGCTGGCGGCTGGTAGTCGGCGGGGATGTCGTTAAAGAACTGGCTGGAGTCCTTGAACCCGCTGAGTTCCACGATCTTGCGCAAGGTGCTGGCGTACATCGATGGGCTTACCAGCGGGTTTTGTGGCCCGAGTTGCGTCAGTGCCTCCTGCTGCTTGGCGCTAATCATCATCAGTGCCTGTAGGCGCTCGTTAGTGTCTCCGTTGCCCAGGCCGATGTTGATAGATACGTCCATGTTCGCGTTCCAGGCGCGGGGATCAATCTCCACAAACTGGTCGCGCAGGCGAATCATGCGGGGCTTGTCCTGGTGCGTCACCATCAGGAATAGGATGCCCTTGAATAATTTTTTCATGCCCTCGGCCATCATCCGCGCCGTGAGTTCGATGCGGCCCTGGGACGCGCTGATGGTGGCGGCCACCGCCGCCTTGGTGCTGGACTGCAAGGCGTCGGCGTTCAGTCCCATCGCGGCCTTGCTCATGCCAGTGCGGTCTTCCTTGATCTGGTCAATGTAGTCCAGCATGGGGAACGCGGCCTGCCCGACAAACGGGCTGGAGAACGGTTGCACCATGCCAGGGGCGCGCATCCGAATGATGGCTCCGGTTTCGTTGTTCAGAACGTCGTCCATGTTGACCTGGCCTTCAACCACCGCAGTGCGTGGGTGGATGGACTGCGCCAAAGAGTCCAGCGTGTTGCGCAGGATCTCGGACTTGATCTCTTGGATGTCGTGCGTGATGTCAAAAATAGACATCGCCTCAATCGGGCTGGTGTGTGGCTCTGGGTCGCAGGGGAAGTCCACAAACGGGATGTAACTCGCCGGTAGGTTACGTACGACCTTGTAGCCAGAACCCATGCAGCAGATCTTGCGCAACTCTGGGATGCCATCGCCGTCGTAATCGATGCGCTCATACGCCTCGATGTACAGGACGCGCCGCTGCATGGGGTTGGCGCTGTCGGTCTGTCCGATGGCCGTTGCCAGCGGCTGGCGCGCCAGGTATTCCTCGTTGTCGTCCAGGTCAGACGCGGTGACGTTGTCCAGCACCTCGTCCTCGTCGTAGCCCATCGCCACCAGTTCGGCGACAGTCGCCATCTTCCGATGCGCGATCAGGCTGCAATCGTCAAATGAACGCGCTCGGCGGTCAATCAGCAGTTCTTCGGGCGGCACTGCCATAATCTTGATGCGCCCGTCCTTGGTGACGCGCTTAATCTGCACGTCGTGCAGCATGGGAGGCGGTGGGGGAGGCATCATCTGACCCGTCATCGGGTCAATCATTGGCTGCATGGGTGGCGCGTCAGGATCAGGGTAGCTGACAACAATCTTGACCTCGGCCTGCTCCTGCATCAGTATTTGCAGGGTCTGCTCATCCAGGCCAGAGAAGTCGGTAATCTCCACCTTCTCGGACTCCTCCCACCAGAATTTCGCAATTCCGCACTTCCGGACCAGCGAGTCCTTGAAGATGGCGTAGGTAGTCATAAAACCGTTGTTGTCACGGTTAAAGATGAAGTTGCCGTAGTCGGTGGCCTGCTTGGCGTATTCCACGTCTGCCGGTGTCTCGGGGACGTACTCGACGGTGTTCTCGCTGGAGAAAAACACCCGCATCAGGCTTGGCATCATGGCCGATACGGTGTCTCGCACCTCCATCGCAACCACCTGGGAGCGCCCATCTTCCTCGTTTCCGAATGGGTCGCCACGGTAGTAAGCAGTACCCATCGCCCGTACTGGCGATATATCGGAATCGATATAACTGACGGCGTCGGTCAGGTCTTGCCCGATGATTGCCTCCAGTTCGGTGTCATCCATCGGCTCTTGTGCGGCTACGTCGGTGGTCACTGGCATATCGTTCATGTTCATATGGGTATCTTTCTAAGTACGACGTACATACTATCCACTGCCCGAGGCGTGCGTAGCAACTCGTCTTGTTCCAATTCTAGGGTCTTCCCATACTCTGAGAGACGGTAATCCAGGTGCGTCATCTCAAACCGGTAATCCTTCCAGCCCAAGTACCAGTGCCAGGCGCAGTAGTACACCCAGGAATTCTCGTTAAACGCTCTGACGTGAGTCGGGTCCTGCCAAGCGCCTAGACCTAACTCGTAAGGCACGACAATGTGCATCTCACCGCCTTCGGCCAACAGGTCGCGGCAGTTAGTCATAGCCTGTACTAGGTTGGGGATATGCTCCAAAACATCAAAGGCAATGATGCGCTCAAATCCTCCGCGCTTGATGGTTACAAACCTATCCTTCCAGCGGACGATTCCACTGATGTGGAAATCAGATATATCCATCACCCAATCAGCACCAACATCCGGCCGGATGTCCGCGTTGATGGCGTCATCCTTGTAGTCCCGTCCGGACCCCAGGTTAAGAGTTAAACCAGCGTTGGACATATTTGTGGCGGTGCTTCATAAGCCAAGGCATTGCCTGGTTGGTTAATGCGTTGGCGTCCACGCCAACAGTCTGGCTCCCGACGTGGTGGACGTAAGACGCGCTCACAAAATTCTCGTACCCAAGTTCCTCCAGATCAGTGCATTGCACGTCATCCGAGTACCAGTTAAGTGGTGGGAATGGGCATTTGAAAAAGGCATCTGCACCAATCCAAGCAAATATGGGCGAAATGACATCTGCACGCCGAATCTTCGACTCAGACGTGAACTTGCACATATCGATGGCCTCACCCTCCGGATTCCAGCGAATATTCTGCACCGCACGCGCTGAATCGCACCTGGCGGCCACCCATCCAGGGTTCAGACTCAGGTCGCTGACGATGTCCACGTCATCCATCAGGACGCGATAGCTGGTGGGCGTCAGGACAATATCGTCATTCGCCACCACGACAGAGTCGAAATCCTTGAGTGCGCAGTTAATGATGTCGTTGTAGTCCTCGCCAAAATTGCGGGGATGGCCGATCATCTTCACGTCAGCGTCAAACCGTTCCAGGACTGACGCAGGACCACGCAAGTACACAGGAATCTCGGGGCAGTATTCGCGTATTGACGCCAGCATCACCGCCAGGTTCTTACCGTGGACGGTGCTGATGGCGATCGGCGCTATCACTTCGCCTTATTCCTCGCGAATATGGCCTTCGCCTTGGCCTTGGCGTCTGCCTTGGATGATGCGCCCCAGGCGTTCAGACTCAGCAATAACCTGGTTGGTTTTCCGTCCTTCATCTCAGGGCCAGAGTTGCCTGCCATCCGCGCTAAGAAACTCGCCCGACGCGGGTTGTCGCCTGACTTCACCGGTGGCTTGATGTCCTGGCCGGCAGCCTTCAAGCTGGCGCGGCCCTTGGCGTTTAACCCACCTTTTGGGTTCTGCCCCTCCTTGCGTTGCCAGGCCGCTGTCATTTCTTCATCGGCTTGGCCGTCTTGGCCGCCTTGCGGAAGTCGGCTGCGCTGGGTGCTGCCTTGCTGCCAACCTTGTTCATCTTCTCACCGGAGCCAGCCGCGATACGCTTCTGCTTGGCATTGATATTTGCATAAAGTCCAGGTTTTGCCATCTTCATGTTAGTCCCCCAAGTTAATGTCTACCGATTCCGTATCGCCGTCATTAGGCCCGCCCACCACCCACGCATCGCAAGTACGACTCGCCGCGCACTTGAAGTCAAAGATCTCGCAGTATCCGAGATCAGCCAGCGCAATCGTTCCCCAAGGGTCTGCTTCATTTCCAATTCCTTTCGCAATGCACTGCTTGATTGAGTCCTGCACGTTGAACGCCGCGCAGTTACCGCAGCGGCTCTTCTTCGCGTCTTCAATGCTCACGTCCCAGGTGTCAGCCTTCTTCTTCCAGTAGGCCGTGTTAGGTAACGCTGGATTCTCAGGGCCGTAGGCGGCGGTGGTGATCGCTTTAGCCCGATTCTTCAGGTTCAGCACCACGTCCTGGGTAGGTGCAGGACACTTCGCCACCTCGCTGGCCGGTGTCATCATCTGATTCATGGCAGCCTGGTACTTGCCAGGCACGTCGCGCATTTGTGTAGCCATTACATTTTCCCTTTTGGCATAGGCTTGGATTTGCCAGCCTCGGACAACGCAATAGCAATCGCCTGCTTGGGATTCTTTACGACTCGCTTGGTCATGCCCGAGTGCAACTTACCCGACTTGTACTCGCCCATCACCTTTGCGATCTTCTTTGCGGCCTTGTCAATCTTCATAGATTACCCCTTTGGTTAGATGTGTAATTATGCAACGCGAGCAAGGTTACGGCGCAGCGGCTTATTCCAGGACACTTTAGCACCGCCAAATGCACCTATCACCGCGTCGGACGCAAACGTCAGGCAAAAGGCGTCTGCGCGGTCAGGACTCGGGAAACCCCGTTTCCTGATCTCGTCCTTGCCCTCGATCTGAATCTTTCCAGAACTGGTGAACGAATACCGCACGATGGCCAGCTCGGACACCAAAGCCTCGTCTTTAGGCATCTTGCAGTCCCGCCCCTCCAGCCAGGCTTTGGCCTTGTGCCATAACTCAGCCTTCAGATTCCGGTATGTCGCGCCCATCGCTGGTGACTCCGACACATTGATACCGCGACAAGGCAAATTCAGTTCCCGCAGCCGGTCAACCACTCCGGCGCCAAGGCCGATCGAGTCCACTAGGATCTCGGTCGGGCGTTCACTTGGCGCCAAGGACTCGTACTCGGATACCACCGCACCGGTGAGTTGCATCAGGTCCAGGTTCTTCCAGGTCTTAATCGGCTCGGTCACCGCGTTTCCCTTGCGCTTGCAGAGCGCCGATCTGTCTGACCCAAACCTGGCAACGTCCAGACCCCAGACCATTGGCGCTGTTGCGCTAGGCTCAACGTCTCGCTGCTGCGCCATCTCCAGCAACTCCATTGGGATGACAGTATCGTCATCTGAACGCGGGAACTCGCCTAGCACCCTGATCCGGTAGGCGTTGCTCTCCTCGCCGTAGCGTGCCGCCATCTCCCCCAGGTACGCCTCACTGACTCGAGGAGAGTCGGAGCAGGACACCTTCATGGTGATCCAATCATCCTTGAGGCGGTTGTGGGTGTCGTAGAAGAAACCAGTGGAGCGCACCGGATTACCCAGCAGCAACGTCACCGCCTTGTGACCCGACATAGAACCGGCAGCAGCCTCGAATACCGCCTCGGGGATACCGGATGCCTCGTCTGCCACCAGCATGACGTTGTCTGAGTGAACCCCTTGTAGTGCTTCGGGTTGCTCTGCGCGGCTTGTCCTGGCCGAGATGAACGCCTCGTTGGGAGCCTCCTTAACCTCGACCCTGTCCTGCTTCACGTCCAACTGGTCTTGTAGCATCGGCGGCAGCTGCTTAACCCAGCGCTTCAGTTCCGCGAACAGTGCGTCGTAAAGCTGGCTTGACGTTGGAGCTGTAACGACAATCTTGACAGGGAAGCGCAAAAACAGATACCAGAGCATTGCCCAGGCCGACGCGGTACTCTTGCCCACGCCGTGGCCGGAGCGTACGCTAATGCGTCGGCTTCCTTTGGCAATGTGATTCAGGAACTCTACTTGCCAATCATCAGGCTCGGTGTTCAGCACCTCGCGCACAAACAGAGTTGGATCATTCCGATAGCGCAGGGCAAACTCGATAAACGGGTTCACGGGAACTTCCAAATTTTTTTTTGTAACCATAGTGCGTAGTCCGGTAGGGGGTAGGGGGTCAGGGGAAACGTGGGTTCGGTAGGTGGGAATCCGGATTCGTGGAATCGGTAGGTGTTTAGGTGCTGCCACTACCGCCCCGCCGCCACGGCCACCACGGGGGGGTCGGGCGGCCAGCGGCCAGGTTAGTTCGTGCAGCGAACAAACGATATGCGGCCTGTGGATAACTCAGCACGCTGCGCATCCCCTCTGACGCTGCGATATGGTGCGCGTAAGCCTATGATTCCATTGAGTATTCTGCTGCGCGTCTGCACTTAATGCAGCAGAACTACTTAATACAGTGTCCATTATGTGAATGAAAACATGGTGATTATGCGTGTTTCTGCTTAATCTTTGAGCAAACGCACTCATTCTGTGGATAACTTTGGCATCTGGTCTGTGGATAACTGCTCAACCACCTCGACGTGGCGTAGCGCCTCCATGCGTAAACCCTGGATGCTGATGTTCACCGACTGCGCTTTGTCAGTGCCGTACGTCTTCCGATCCCACCTCTCGGCCAGCCATTGGCGCGTCCGGATGCGCTGCACGTCGCGCTGGCCGTTGTCGGCGTCCATGCCGTCCGCGATGGTCAGCGTCTCGCAGGCTAAATGCGAGGCCGCTTCCACCCGCGCGCGTGTAATTATAGTTTCATAGTCGTTATCCGCTATCCATGTATCGAGCGCACGCCGTCCGATGCCTAGGCCACGGCATATGTCTGCCTTGCTACGCCCTTCCTCAAACATCGACAGGATCAACTCGTCATCGATGTCCTCAAGCAGCGCGATATCGGCTCTAACTTTCGGATTACCAGGCATTAGATGACCCTCCAAGCGTTTTTCGTTACCGCAAGCACCCTACATACCACCTCGTCCCATAAATCACGTCCTGCGTCCATCTCTTGCCCTTTCTGCTGCTTGTGTGTCGAACAACTTGCCACCCTTGAATGGTTTGCTGATGTCGATGTCGTTCTCCATGTCCTCGAACCCGCTGCTGCCTTGCAGTGTCACGGGAACCATTGTCGTACCTGGCAGTGCCGCTTTGATGTCCCTTACCTGTTTGAGTGTCGGACCCATCATCACCACCTCCAGTTCCGCGAGTGTCCAGATTGACCTCGCGCCTGGCTCCTTGCGGAACTGCTCGTACCAGGTCGCCATCTGCTTGTCCCTGACGATCACCATCAGGCTCCCGTCGGCCATCCGGTGTTCCATGCAATCGATTTTAGGCATCTGCTCAATGCCTGACTCAACCGCCCACCTGGTGAGCGCCTTGTAGGCCGCGATCATTCCCTTGATGGCCTTCTCCAACCGCTCCTCGTCACGCGCCTGGCTGGCCTCCCAGATACGCTCACGCTGCGCGTTGACCTTTCTCCGGAACTCGGCATCCACCAAGTAGATCACTCGGTCTATCCCGTAAACACGTTCATGGTCCATCTTCGCCGTTTCCATCTCCACCATGAGCGAATGCTGGAACACCTTGAACGGGTCAGACGGGAACTCATCCCTATCCGTAAGTTTCTTCGTTGCCATCCTCAACTCCTAATCTGGTCAACTTCACCATACCAACTTTCCGAGGTAGTCAACCTAGTTAACTTACTTCTTGCATTAAGCAAGAAGTTGTAAGTTGACTAGGTTTTTACCTATTCCTGTGCAACTTGCAGCATAGGCAACTGCCTATATTTCACTGAGTTGCCTATATTTCTCCAACATAAGTACATAGGCAACTGCCTATATTTACATAGTCAACTTCGCAAGTTGCCTATCAAACTGATGCCACAAACGGTTCATCTTTGTCACCATCGTGGTAGATAACCCAGCAATAATTCGCTACTTCCGTCTCGTGATACCCGACCAGCTTCTTGGCAAACATCGCCTTCTTGCCACGGTAGAAGTCGCTGTCGATTGACTTGCTGTCACCCTTCAGCTTGGCGAATGCCTCTTTCCATTCGGACACCGACACCGTCTTATGGCGCTCCTCACCGACGTTTGTCATATGCCCATTCTTCTTTATGGCATCGTGGATGGAATCCAGCGCTGCCTGCTGGTTCTCCTGTAGCTTGCGTGGCTTGGCCTGGCGATCGACTGCTTGCTGCTGCATCTCCTGCTTCAGCGCCTCGTCTGATGCCCTGACTGCTAGGCTGATCTGCGCGTCGCTGATGCCCAATGCGCTGCCCTTAATTTCCACCTTCACCATCTCAAAGCCAATCTTCAGCCCGTCCTGGCCATCCTTCTGCTTGCTGATCGTGAGGATTCCACTGCCTGCTATCGGGCTGGACGGGTTTGTAGTTGCGTCAACCTTCATCAGTTCCAATTGCGTGTCCACGGCTCCAAGCAGGCTGCTGTGTCCCCGTAATCCCTTGGTGGCATCTTTGCCCGAGTGATGTAGGACCATCATGGCGCATCCCAGCATCCTCTGGATTCTTCCCGCGTTGTGGATGAAAGCGCCCATGTCTTCTGAGTTGTTCTCGTTGCCACCGCCGAATGCCCTGGCTAACGTATCAATCTGCACCAGTTCAAACTGGACGCCTGACTTCTCCATCAGGTCCTTAATCGAGGCCACCAGCAGATCGAAGTCCTCGGCGCTAGATCTCATGTTGATCGCCGCCCTGATAACGTAGATTTCGGCTCCAACTTGCGTTCGGTTGTGCATCTTGCAGGCTTTGATCCTGGCGCCGATGCCGCCAAAGCCTTCACCGGCAATGTATAGGACTGCACCGGCAGCTTGCACTTCCCGCCCCATCCACGGCCTGCCCGTTGCCACCGCCTCAGCAATGTCCAGCGCAACGAATGACTTGTATGACCCTGGCGGCCCGTACAGGGCGCAGAACGCCTTCTTCGGCAGGACGTTGTCTATCAGCCACTCAACCGGCTCGTCCTCGATGTCATCCCAAGCCTCAATGTTGAGCAGTTGCCGTGGAACTAGGATTGGTACGATCGTGCCAATATCTAGCTCAGTTCTATCTAAGTTATCGGGTTCTAGCGTAACTTCGATAGTTTCCACTGGCTCAATCCACTCTGGCGTCTGTACCTGGTCCACGCTGGTGATGACGGGTAACGCCTTGGCTAACTCTGCCAGCTTAGACCTGTTACCGCCATCCGCTACCCACTCATAAGCATCGTCGCCCAGTTCGGGTAAGTTGAAGTCGAGCACTCGGATTGCCTTAGTTACAGGCAGTAATGCCTCCACCACCCGCTTGGCGTACTTCCAACCAGGTGCATCGCAGTCGGGAACCACTATTACTACCGCACCGGCAAAGTATTGGGTGATGTCAGCAGGCCAGTGCCCAGCACCAGCGTGGCTCGTAGTGGCAATGGCTCCTATGCTGACCAGTGCATCCGCTGCCTTCTCGCCTTCCACCAGGTAAATGGCGCGTCCAGCTTCACGCGCATTCAGCAACTCCGGCAGGCGGTACGGCACTATCCGCGCACCTGTCATGCTGCCCTGGCGCCTGCCTGCTGCATCCACCTTGTGGAGAGAGTAAGTCTTACCTTTTTCAGAATTTACTTTGAACCGGCGCTTTACAAATAGGGTATCTCCTACCTCGTCCTTGTATTCCCACTCCTGCTCCAGCGTTGGCATAGTCATCAATTCACCTTTGATTAGCGCGAGACTGTACTCCTGGCGCTGGAGTGCTGGCAAGAGGTTGCGCTCCCTGACTGCGTCAAATACGCTGTGCTGGTCGCAACCACCGTGGCAGTGGAATAGCAGCTTGCCATTGTCTTCCTTGATGCTTAGGGACGGGTTCTTGTCCCCGTTACCTCTTCCGTGGCCAGCTACAGGGCAACTCGCCAGCCAGTTCCCGTTCACTTGCTTGGCGTTGCCCAGGGCTTTGGCTATTGTTTCAGTGTCCATTGTTAGACTCCTGCTGAGAGGATTCTCCAAGCGGTTGCGGCGCAAAGTGGGACTTGTCCATTTCCAATGGCTTTAAGTCTGTCCATCCTGGCGGCCACCCCATCAGCCATTCGTACAGGTTCGGGTTGATTGAATGAGGTATCCAGGTTCCATTCTCTTTTGCTATGCGCCTTCCATTTGCCCCGCCTGCATTGCCGCCGCCTTCTGAGGCTTTGGGAGTTGGCCACAATCCAAATTCTGTCCCTCTGATGGTTTGCTCCAACGTCCGCTGCTCCCAGCACTCCCCATCTCGCATCAAACCCCATTGCGGCCAGGTCTCCAAGAACTCTTCCGAGTCCCCGAGAAGTGAGCATTGGGGAGTTTTCCACAAAGACAAATCGGGGTCGTACTTCGCAAATGATGCGTGCCATTTCTCCCCACATCCCTGATCGCTCTCCGTCAATTCCTGCGCCTTTTCCTGCTGCGCTGATGTCTTGGCATGGAAAACCTCCCGATACAACGTCAACAATTCCTCGCCACGGCTTTCCGTCAAAGGTTTGTACGTCATCCCAAATCGGGAAAGGCGGGAGAAGCCCGTCATTTTGTCGGGCACACAATACGCTTGCTGGGTATGGCTCCCACTCAACGGCGCAGACTGTTCGCCATCCAAGGAGTTTTCCCCCAAGTATTCCACCACCAGCGCCTGCGAATAAAGCCAGCTCATTCATATTCTCACTTTCATTATTTTTAGAAAAAAAAAAGCCGGTGGAGATCAACCCACCGGCAACGCCGCTAGGCGTCAGAAAAACTCTTCGTCATCCATCACGGATGCAGGCGCTGGCTTTGCCTTGCGTACAGGTGCTGGCTCCGGCTCAAACTCGTCACCGCCGTCCGCATTCATGCCAGCAGGACGCGCAACCCACGACACCAGCTTGAAGTTCGGCACTCGCGTGTTGCCCTTGCCAACCTTCTCAGCGGTGCTGTTGACATACTCGATTACCGGCAGCTTGCCAAAGTTGTCATCGGCAGCTTTCTCGGCTTCGTTGTAGATCTTCTCGAAGCCCTTGCATGGACCGTAGGCATTGGCGCTCCAATCGACCAGGCCAAGCTCCTTTGAGTACAGCGTCACCACAAACCCACGCTTATACCCCTCACCAGGTGATTGGCTTTTGGCTCCAAGCACCTCATCCGGCTGCCAGTCGCGTACACCAGCACCAATCATCAGCCAGCCTGTTTGAACAGTGTCCAGGTCCATAACCACCTTCTTGAGTTGGATTTCCTCGCCATCGCGGTTAGTCCAAGCATTAGCCTGCGGTGCGAATCGGATGTAAGAGTTACCCGATCCATTGTTGTTTGAAAGATTCAGCATTTTAGTTTCCTAAGTTGCGTGCGTTAGCACAGTGTTAGATGTCGGAGGATTCCAACATCTTTGCCAGAGTCAGCCCACTTGAGACCTTCTCTGTCAAATCGTCTAGCAAGTGCCTGTCGCCCTTGCTTAAAAGTTTTTCAGCTTGCGCTGGTGTGATCTTCTCTTCTTTATAGAGTTGCTCATAGTCCAATGGCAAAACTGTCAAATCAGCGCCTTCGGACCACTTGCGGATAGCGCGTTTCGGAACCAATTTCCAGCCTGGCACTGCCGCGCCGTCCTCCAGGCGCTTGGTCGCCACCTTCTTCAGTTCCTCGTAGAACGCCTCCACCAGCTCGCCCTGCTCCAGCCAGGTAGCAATCTCGCTCTCGCTGAGTTCCTTTGTAGAACATAGCGGCAATGCATATGCCTTCTCCCGCAGCGCTGGGCAGTGTAGCTTGGCAGGGCAATACTTGCACGCATCGCGTGACGGGGTCGGGTAGGCGTTCATCGTAACAATCTCGTTGACCGACTTCATGAGTTCGTTATCGCGCCACTCGTTCAGTTCGGCCAGCGTCATTTGGTGAGTCCGGTTCGCGCCGACCTGGGGCTGGACAATGGTCAGCCTGATGGTCTGGAAGTCGCCCAGCTCACGCATCATGGCGAGAGCGTAAATCTTCAGTTGCGCCGAATCAGCGTCAACATAGTTGCGTCCCGTCTTTAGGTCCACAATCTCGATGATCGAGTCCTTGACGCTGTACCCGACAACGTCGCACGTTCCAGCCAAAGAGATTTGCATGGTGTTCAGCACCGTCCCGTGTTGCTCCACTAGAACTCGGCCTAGCTCTGTCTCTAGGCGCTTGATGGTGTCCAGATGTAGCTGCGCGAATTCAGCGTTCTGCTCGGTGATGCGGATTCCTTCCACCAGCTTGTCAATGTAGTTCTTCGGGTCATCCTCTGTCTGCCAGCATAGTTCTGCCAGCGCATGGATAGCAGTGCCAATCTGGGCGGCTTCACCTGACGGCGATTCAGGGATGCCGACACTCAAGTGGACACTTGCTGGGCAAGCCATCCATCGGGATGCTGCGCTCGGTCTTAGTTTGATACGTTCCATTTTTCTCTCTCTCTTTCGTGGTCGTTGCTGATGATTGCGTATGCCTGCTTGCGTACCTCATTGGTGACTGCGTGCCCCAAGTCATCTGGGTCCAGCAGGCGCTTGAGCAGCACAGTCTTGTCGCGTGATGATTCGCGCTCCTTTTCCAACTGAGTCCCCAGCCAGATAATGTGTTCGCGCATAGTGCGTAGTTGGTCAAGCATTTTTTGTGATGTACCAGTAGGCGATCAGAGCAGCATCTGCGCGGCCATCGTCCTTGGCACGCTTGAATAGTTCGGCTTTGCTTGGGAACAGTTCCATTGCACGCATACGGCTAGCATCCTTACCCGCTGCGCGGCCTACAGCCTTCGTCCAGGCGGCAGGGGTTACATAGGTGCTTGGGAAGTGCATAGCGGCTACAACGCCTTCTATGATGCCTGCACTGCGCCCAAAGTTGAA